CATCTCGACTATTACCGCAGCCTACATCGTCTGGCTTATGCTCTTTCATCGAGATAAAAATGTTTTAGTTATTGCAACCAAGTTCTCAACCGCAGCAAACTTGGTCAAGAAAGTTAAAAGCATTATGCAGAATCTCCCACCGTGGATTCGCATCGCAGAGATTAAAATCGACAACCGTACATCTTTCGTACTAACCAACGGTTCAGAAGTTAAGGCTGCATCCACAACCGGCGACGCTGGCCGTTCAGAAGCGCTGTCTCTCCTAGTAATTGATGAGGCCGCCCACGTTGAAGGCCTAGAAGAATTATGGACAGGTTTGTATCCTACCCTATCAACTGGTGGTCGCTGTATCGCGCTATCTACACCAAACGGTGTTGGTAACTGGTTTCATAAAACTTATACCGAGGCCGAATCTAGAGAGAACGATTTCCATCCAGTGAGCTTGCCATGGCAAGTCCATCCGGACCGAGACCAAAATTGGTTTGAAAAAGAGACACGAAATATGTCTCGCCGTCAGATCGCACAAGAGCTTGAATGTAGTTTCAACGCGTCAGGTGAGACTGTCATACATCCGGAAGATTTAGAACAATTAGTTTTTAGCGTGAAAGAACCAATGTATAAAACAGGGTTTGATCGCAATCTATGGCTATGGGAACAATACAGTCCAGCCTCTTCTTATTTAATGGTTGCTGATGTCGCCCGCGGCGATGGCGCAGATTTTTCTGTTTTCCATATAGTTAAGTTAGAGACTATGGAGATTACAGGGGAATATCGTGGAAAACCAAACCTTGAGGAATTTGCTTCTATACTGGACACCACAGGTAGAGAATTTGGTAATTGTCTTATGGTGGTTGAAAATAACAGTTTAGGAATATCGATCCTAGAAAAGCTACAAACTAGAGAATATCCAAATATATACTTCTCAGTCAAGGGTACCCACGAGTATATTGATCAAGTGCAGGCCCAGTCTATGACAAATTCTATTGCCGGTTTTACAACTTCTTCCAAGACGCGTCCATTAATCGTAGCAAAAATGGAAGAATTCATTAGAAATAAACTAATTACGATATATTCTTCGCGACTTGTCGATGAGTTTAAAACTTTTATATGGAATAATAATAAAGCACAGGCTATGAGAAGTTATCACGATGACTTAGTTATGGCTTTAGCAATCGGATGCTGGGTCAGAGACACAGCACTGACAATAAATCAAAGAGATTTAGAATATAATAAAGCAATGGTGGGATCGATGATGATAAAGAATAAAACATTTAGAACACAAAACCCCGGTTCTAACCCGATGCACCAAGGGTTGACACAGGAACAAAGAGAAATACAACAAAATTATAACGACTTTGTTTGGCTCCTAAAAGGATAAGATAGATGGCTAGAAATAATACAAGAAATACAAGAAATCCAAGATCAGAATTATTTAAGTCTTTAACTAGACTGCTCTCTGGTCCCCTCGTTAACAGGCGCAGCCAAACTGGTCGTCGGTTACGACGGCACCAGTTAGATAAATATGCAACTGACTTTACCTCTGCAAGTGGTAAGGAATTCAAGAAGAGTAAATATAATGCTCTCGGAAATATGCAGCCATCGATGGTCTCTGGTCATAACCGCACTGAACGGTATGTCGACTTTGACCAAATGGAATACACCCCAGAGATCGCTTCGGCCCTCGATATCTATGCCGACGAGATGACCACTCACTCTGCATTGCAGCCAATGCTTAATGTTAAATGTTCCAATGAGGAAATAAAAGCTTTATTGCAAAGTTTGTATCATGATGTTTTAAATGTTGAATTCAATTTATTTGGCTGGTGCCGTTCCATGTGTAAGTATGGAGATTTCTTTTTATACTTAGATGTTGATGACGAGACCGGTGTTAAGAACGGGATAGGTCTACCAATTCAAGAAGTTGAGAGATTAGAAGGTGAAGACCCAACAAACCCAGAATACATTCAGTATCAATGGAACACCGCCGGCCTGACGTTAGAAAATTGGCAAATGGCACATTTTAGAATCTTAGGAAATGACAAGCACGCCCCATATGGATCTTCAGTACTGGAGTCAGCGCGAAGAATCTGGAGACAATTAATTCTTCTTGAGGACGCAATGATGGCATACCGTATTGTCCGGTCCCCTGAAAGACGCGTTTTTTATGTTGATGTTGGAAGTATCCCGCCAAGTGAAGTCGAGCAATATATGCAAAAAGTTATGACTCAAATGAAGCGTAATTCTATAGTTGATGAAACCACAGGCCGAGTTGATCTCCGGTATAACCCACTAAGCGTTGAGGAAGACATTTATATTCCGCAAAGAGGCAACACAAGCTCAAGAGTAGAGACCCTCCCCGGTGGAGCTATGACGGGAGATATTGACGATGTTAAATATCTAAGAGACAAATTGTTCTCTGCGCTTAAAATACCAGCATCTTACTTATCAAGGGGCGAGGGTGGAGACGAAGATAAAACTACGCTAGCTCAAAAAGATATTAGATTTGCCAGAACAATTCAAAGACTCCAGAGATCTGTGGTTTCTGAACTAGAAAAGGTTGGCATTATTCACCTTTACACCCTTGGATTCAAGGGAGACGATTTAATTAATTTTAAATTGCAGCTTAATAACCCATCTAAGATTGCAGAACTCCAAGAATTAGAACACTGGGATAAGAAGTTTGCAGTCGCCGGCGCCGCAACAGAAGGTTTCTTCTCACGCCGTTGGGTCGCCGAGCACTTATTCTGTATGTCAGATGAAGAATTCCTCCGTAATCAGAGAGAGCTTTTCTATGATCGTAAATTTGACGCATCCCTAGCCGCGGTTGCAGAAGCCATGGCCGAGGAGGCCGCGGGACTTGGTGGCCTAGGCGGCGACGAAATGGGCGACCTTGGAGGAGACGATCTTGGGGGAGAGGATCTTGGAGGTGAAGACCTTGGAGCAGATTTGGGAGGGGAAGAAGCACCCGCTGAGGAAGACGACATTCTTCTCGCTACCCCACCCGGCCGTCGCGAATCCGAGCCAACAGAAAAAAGCTTGGAGCCACAGGCGAAAGGCAAGAAATATAAACCAGTAAAAGCTGGACGCGATAAGCGACCAAATGGCGCCTACAAAAGACACCGTTTGGCCTTTGCCGGCGCAAATGTTGGAGACGCTAGAAAGATTTTCCCGGGCGTAAAAGGTACCGGAGGTTTAGAAGAGCTTGAACAGGGGATGTTTGAGCAACGACGGTCTAATTATATTGAACAAGACTTGCTTGAAGAAAACAAAATACAAGCACTTGGCAATGAAGTATCCAACTTAATAAAAGATTTAGAAAATTCGGAGTTAAATAAAAATGAAATTCAAACATAATAAAAAAAGAAATACCGCTTTTTTGTATGAAACAATGATTAAAGAGCTGACGAAAGCAGTTGTTAATAAAGACCTAGAACGGAAAAAGTTTATCGTCGAAACAATGAAACAGTACTTTAATTCTAACACGCTTTTAGGCAAAGAGCTTCGAATCTATCGCGACCTTAACGAAACTTCTGGCGTCGACTTATATACAGCAGAAAGATTACTGACAGAATCTAAAAAAGATTTCCACTCCATGGACAGAAAAGAGGTTTTTAATTTGCAAACCGAATTGATTTCTGAAATTAACAAAGCGGTTGGGAAAGAAACATTTAATAATTTTGTGCCCAACTACAAGAACTTAGCTACGATCTATCAGATCTTTTCAAATCAAAACTCTACTAAAGAACTAATCTTGCTAGAGAGACGAATTCTAAAAACTCTAATATCAAAGTCAAGCAAAGCCCCGACAAAGCAAATGCCGCATGTCAATAACTTGACACTTAAGACATTCATAAAAAATTATAATGACAAGTACTCACAGTCTATAACCGAGAACCAGCAAGAGCTATTAAATAAATATATCTTGTCATTTTCCGATAATGGACTTGAATTCAAAATTTATCTAAATGAAGAAGTGGCTCGATTAAAGAGTGAGCTGCATACTATACTTGAAAATAAAGAACTAACAACCGATAAAGGCTTAAAAGAAAAGCTAACGGAGCTCCGAACATTATTAGAATCTTTCAGCAGGACTAGAATTGATGAGAAAATGATAGTCAAGATAATGAAAATACAAAACCTGATTAAAGAGACCAAGGAATAATGTCAGTCTCTATCAAAATAGGCAAGCCACCAGCACCTCCTGAGAAAGAGCCGGTTGTAACAGTAAACTTAAATATAAGAAAGACTTTGGACGGAGATTTCATGATCTTTGATCATGCAGATATTGATATTATTATTATGAAAGAAAAGCAAAAGATTGTTGCTTTTCCGGCAGACGTTATGTCCGAAGTTGTTTATGGCGCGCAGAATAGACTTTTTACATTTCTAATGAAAAAAGGTATGATTAGGATTGACTCGGTTACTGGGGGCTCTATTTATGGTTCGCTACAAGCTGATTTGCTCGTATCAGAAGAGTGGAACAATGTCCGTCTTGCAATCATTAATATTGAAAAGTTTATTGATGAAGAGCGCCCGTATTTTGAGTTTGTCGAAGACGTAGAAGAGATGCAAGTCGACAGATTGACCGATCCAGACGCAGAGGACTCTACAGAACTTGGCGAAGTGCCGCACGAAGAAACGAAGGGTACGATGCGCCCCGGCTACAACTATGGCCCATACTGGCAATCATACACTTATGAGTAGGAGATAAAATCATGAAGTTATTATTAGAGAAATGGAGCAGCTACCTAAATGAACAATCGGTACCTTACGAAGAGATACAAGCCATCATAGATGGAAACCAGTATCTTAAAGGAAAGATCGTGGCAAGTGAAGAAACTGTCTATGACTTGGGAGATAAATACTTTCTTATGTCTGGGGTTTCTCACATTGCCGAGAGACACAAAGATAAGTGTTTTCCGGGATC